TAGTCCTCTTTGCTTCGCTGCTTCAGTAAGTGCCTTTTCATTTTTACCTTTGTTTAAAAAATGCCAAGACAAAGTATTGAGCGTGTACGAAAATCTATTTTCGTCTAGGAGTGAACATGCAACCATCGTATCTACCACTAAACCATTGATATTTAAGCCTAATTTACGTATCCAACATACGTCGTACATTGCGTTATGAAAAATTTTTGTAGCTGGACAACTTAAAATATCTTTAAACCATTCTAAAGTTTTATCTCGATCAGAGTTAGGACCGGTAGCATGAGCGATAGGAAAATACCAAGACCCATTTTGGACAGCTACTGCAATTCCTACAACTTCTCCTCTTCCTACGACTGAACCTGAACCGAGTGATTTTAAATCAGTATCTTTTGTTTCCAAGTCAATCGCAATCTCATCGTGATCACGCAGATCTGGGTATTCTGTATGCATGACCCATTCTGTTTGAGCTTGCATGTAGCTTGGTAGCTTCATAGTTTTTCCTTCCGTTTATCTGACGTAAATCAGAATATTGTTGTGCTTGTTTAAAACATTCTTTAGATTCTTTTGTAAATCCATTGTTCTTTAACCATTCCGCATGAATAGTTAATATATTATTTCCATCTTCCATTTTATGAATAATCTCTTTCTAGTATCATTTCTAAATAGTGAATTGCTTTTTCTATGTCTTGTGCTTTGCCTTTAGATTGGTGCCTACAAATATATTTTATAGCGTTGCCTTCTGCAAACAATAATTTATTTTCATTAATAAATTCTGCAGGTTGAATTTTCATTCCGCGATAGTGCTTCCCGCCTACCTGCTTTTCTAAAGCATCATACGTTGTTCCTTTGAACATATCTTTGTTGGTCATAGTTTATATTCCTTTATTACTTTTTTAGCTTTTAATTTATATAGATTATTTCTTGCTCTAGAAATGCCCACATACCACACTCTATGCTCCTCATCCTGTTTGTCAACACTTTGTTTGATTCCTTTCTGAACTTTACTGCTTTGATGCAGAGATAAAATTACATTATCTTCTTCACCACCTTTTGCTGCGTGAATTGTTGAAACAAATATTCTTGCTTTACCACTTAATTTTTCTCCATCGGCTAACATATTTCTAATGTATAAAACTTCTTTGTGTGGAGCTGCAGTAAATACATCATACCATTCTTTATTTTTATCCCAAAATTTAGAATCAGGTATATAATCTTTTATATCATTTATTTCTGATGGTTCTAAGTTTTCATCTGTTTTCCATTTAGTGTATGCAACAGCAGCATTATAAATTCCAACTATAAAACTTTTTCCTTTGTTACTTTGATAATATAAATTTTTACGCCTAAGTTCTTCCATAATTGTAAGTAAATTACTTTTGGTCCTAGACAAAATTAACCAGTTGCCTTCTTTTAAATTAACTTGGCCTAGATTGTTTATATGTTGAGCAGATCCTTCTACAGGTCTTGGTAAATATTTTTTATGTTTCCTGATGCCTGCTATACGACTAATAGGTATTTCTGATTGTTGCTGTACAGCTTTTGATATACGTCTTGAATGTTTTAAAATTATTTCTCTACCAGGTTCAGTAATAAATCTATTAACATCAGCTCCCGCCCATGCATAAATAGCTTGGTCATCATCACCAGCTAAGTATAAATGATCCGTTTTAGTTTTTAATATGTCAACTAACTTCCATTGTAATGGAGATAGGTCTTGTGCTTCATCAATAAATATAGCTTTAAGTTTAGGTATCTTATCTTGTTTTTCTATTAATGTTTTAATTAAATCATTAAAATCCATTATTTCATTTATCCTTTTGTATTCTTTCAAAGTGCTTGCTATGTTTTTAAGAGGACCCCAAGTAATAATTTTTCTATCGTGTTCATTTTTATTAAATAATTCTTTTATATCTATGTCCAGGTTGATAGCTTTACCTATCATTTGAAAGTATGGATTATTACAAGTGAGATAATGTGTTTGTTCTTCATTGTATTTATCAGAGTAGTTTACACGAATACCTAAAAGTTTTCCGATCTCTTCGTAATTATAAGGTTGCATAATTTGTTCTTCGTTCATGTTCAGGAGATGAAAACAAAACGCATGGATAGTTTGGAAATATGGAACTTGTTTTTCCGATACTCCCACCCTATCACGCGCTACCCCAGAGGCTTTTTTAGTAAAAGCAAAGTATCCAATCTGGTGATATGGAGTACCAGTCCGAACATATGCTTTCACCCTTTGAAGTAATCTGTAAGTCTTACCCGTACCAGGTGGACCAAATATTTTAGTCAGCTTTGCCATTTGATTTTTGAAACGTGTCTACTAATTTTCCTTTGTAACCCATAGTTCCGTAGTGAGTTGTTTCTCCATCTACAATGGCATGAAATTTAAATCCAGCTTCTCTTGCTAGATCACAAAATTTTACATCTTCACCTATCCAAATACCATCTTTAAATTCTGTTTCCCAAAAATTATAAAGATACTTTGCTGCGTCTTCAGATATGGCACTGTAATTTTTTATGTGTAAGTTTGGATGTTTTGCCATTAGTTGCTCGTAAACTCTTCTGTGAATCATAGTCAGACCTGCAGGTCCTCTTTTTATTTCTGTAACACCTTTACTATCTATGTTTATATTTTGGTGATCTTCAAAATTTACAGAGTACTTTACAGAGTTGTCTTGTGTTTTTTTTCTGTATGGGCAACATATAAAATCTTTTTCAGCTACAATCATTCTGCCCACAACCTCTGGTTCAAAAGCTACGTCAGCATCTATGAACAATTGATAATCAAAACCTGATTGTAAAAATAATGCTGCTAATACATTTCTACCATACCCAATGTATGGACATTTAAAAGTATTAACTGTTGTTTTAATTTTTGCTTGTGTAAATTTATCAAATAATTTTAATAATGATAAACAAGTATCTACATGCATTTGATCGTACGCAGGTAATGATACACATACACTTGGTATTTTTTTCGTCATACTATCTCCTTCTTATCTTCTATTTCTACTTTTTCGTCTGGTGTTTCTTCTTTCTCTAATCCTTCTATTGGTAGTTTTAATACTCTAAGTTGCGGAAAAGATTCTTTGTTATCGCCTTTGGGAAATCTTTTCTTACAATCAAAGTCTCCCTTAAAATGTTGGCGAATCAAGTGAGCTGTCCTATCTCTTTTTTGCGTCCAGTCTCCTCGTTTTAATTCTTCATAAAATTTTTGAAATATAAAATAGTAATGATCCTCCTCTATCAACACCGATCCACTTTCAAACGCAGTGTTAGTTGTTGCCTCTGGTCCATTCACATATTCTATTAAAGCTTCTTTTAAAATTTCTATAGGATTAGTTCCTATAGGTGGTGGCATATCTTTTTTAGTAGCCCACAGTCCATCTAATATTTTTTGAAATTCATTTTGTTTTATCATTGGTGGAAAGATACTTGTATTATCAGCAACTAATTTACGCATTTGTTTTACTTCATCCATACGACTTATGTTTTTTGCATGTACTTGAACTACATCGTTATTACCTAACTCTACGTCAAAAAAATATTCTGGTTCAGGTCTATAAGTTATTTTGATTAAGTTAGATAGTTGTGGCCAGTTTGCTTCTCGGTTACTTCCTATACCAAATTTTCTTTTGATACATACACCTTTTGCACAATAAGCAGAAATAGGTAAATCATAACAGGTATGACCTGCAGTATCTTTTTTCCAAAATTTTATTTTTTCTTTTACTTTTTCATCACCCCATATTTCATCATACTGTATAAAATCCCGAGCTGCCGCTAAAACTTTTTTATCCCAAGACTCTGGATATTTCTTTTTAGCAAACACCATGTAGTTAAATAAAAATCTATCTCTTTCATCTTTTAGTTTGGTGCCTGATTCCTGGATCTGTTTACATATAACTTGTAGACATGGTGGTCCATCTTTTAAATCATCAGGTCCACCAGTTAGTTCATCATTGACTTTGGTATTAATTAATTTTTGTAATGAGTCTTTTGTTTGTAAATTTACTTTGACGACTTCTAAAAAATCTTTGTAATCTATGTGAGTGCCATCAGGTTTTAATGCTCTACGTTCTGTTGTTTTAAAGTATGGTAAGTTTATAAAACTACCTACAGTTTTCTCTCCATTTTGATTCTTACCTAGTTTAGTTTGTTTAGGATATATTTCTGTCTTTGATGATAAACCAAATAAAAATAATAAGTTTTGTAATACTTCTCTTATTAATGTTGCAGGTACTTTTTCTTTAGTAAATATATAAATGTGGAGTCCACCACTTTTTGATTTGACTGGTACAACTGGTAGGTCTTTGTCTTGTATGACTTTTAAAAATTTACCTATATTAAAATCAGAATAGTCAGTTGGGTCAACATCAATTGCTCCAAATGAACAAGTGCCTTCATCATCACAGGGTTGTAATCCTATTGATACTTTACCGTCTAGATGTTTCTGATAATCTTCGTCTGTTATTGCTCTGTGAGCCCAGCCATAATCGCCTGGGTCAATCTTTAGTTTACCTGAGTTCTCATCTATGTAGCCATTCTCTACATTACAAAAACCAAAGTCTCTTGTTAATCCTGTAAAATACTTTTTAAATTCTTCCATATCTTTATTAAGGGCGGTTCCACTCTCGCTTTCCCGCCCTTCTCGCAAGTGTTACTCCACGGTAACTCGGTTATACTATGTCTCCAGTATTTTTTGGTGCATCGTATTTTGGTTTAGCTGCACCTTTTGATACAGTCTTTTGAAGTTGTTGTGCAACTTCATAAATAGATGCATCATCTTTATTACTAACATCAAGATTTCTTACTCTTGATGGTTTGTAGACATGCCAGCTTTTACTACCTGCTGTTCTGCCAACAGTTTTTAAATTATAAACTGCTGCATACGATGCAGGATTGAAAGAACCTTTGTCATCTGTGAATCTTAGATTCTTAATCAGATTATTAAGTTCTCTAGCTGGAGAAAGATTTGACGATCTCATTGGAATGACTGCAGGTTTTACTTCACCATCTACCATTGCTAGTACATAGAAGTAAGCTGTCTTTTCAACATAGTTACCATTTGGTAATCTATATCTACCATTCTTTTCCTCTTTAGCTTCAGCCGGAATCTCGATGTGAGTTCCAACAGGAGCAGAAG